GAGGTACTGATCCAGAAGGAACAGCGTTCCCTTCGGCGTGATTTCCTGACACGTTGCTGTGTAATGCCCGACGCTTATCCTGTCTCCGATTTTCGGGCGGTTTGTTTCAACCTCTGTCATGCAATTAACTATCATTCGTCTATCCTCCAAATCTCCGGTATTTGTCATAGCCCCAGCTCCTCAAGCGTGTACCGATGGTCTGGCTCCGCGCCTTTGTACATGGTGCCTTTCTTAAAACGCGGTAACCAAATATATTCATCCCCTGCAAGCTGAATAGAAATATATTCTATGGTCGAGTCACTTATAACGCTTCTTTTTGTGATATACAGAACTTTGTCCTTGAACGGCCGGATCACACCTTCCAGATACCGCTTTTCTGCATCTTCAAGAATCTGCGGATACGCGATACTTCCTAGGCTTGTAGGTTCAATGTTGATGCTTTCAAAAATTGGAACATAACTGGAACATATAATCTTGGCTGTATTATCTGGTACATACGCGTTGCTCGGATTGTTTTTATAGGCGTAAAGGGTCCCAGTATATTTTTTATCAATCCACTTATAGCCTTCTTTCATCAGGTTCTTTGCGGTCTGAATCTCAACCTCGTTGTACTTATTCATCGCTTGTTTTCTCCTTTGGTGCTTCCAGTTTTTGCCCGCAGAACGGGCAAAACCGGATTTTCGCTATCGGTGTTAAAACCGTTGTGATCCATTCGTCATCAATCACTGTTTTCCACATCCGCCATGCGTCTTGGTTGTCATACCATCCCTTCCCGTATCGGATAGATGTGCTAGCCTTCAGACTTCCCTTGCATCGATGCGTAATCACAGCTTCGTCTCCGCTCCTTTTTCTGCCCAATTTCCGCAAATATCGCTTTCAAACGTCCAATCTGCGCACGCATCGCTGTCTGCGTTTACGCACATTCCGTCTCCGTTGTCGTCGTGGACGTGATATTTACAGTTTCCGCAGCACACATCGTTTTCCATAAACGCCGCTGCGACGCTGATTGCTTCCGATGCAGCTATGACGGTGATCAGTACGCCTGCTGCGATCACAAAAATTACGATCAATGCGATTCTCATCCTTCGCCCCCTTCAATCTGTTCAATCAGATCCAGCATCCCATCACTGATTTCTCCCAGCACATAGCCCCAGTCATCATAATCATTCGTGGCCTTTAATATGTCAGCCAGGCCGTTCAGTGCATATACTTTATTTCTCAGCTTGCTAGCAGCTTTTTTCCTACAATCACTTATGTGTTCGTCCATGTTATCCACCTCTCTTGTGGTGCCTAGAAATGGCAAAATTTCGTGTCATTTCCGCGATATTATGTTTTCGGCGTTAGTTTATGCCTTAATAGCCGTTTTTCTCTTTAAACAGTCTTTCCAGCTCTCTTACAAACGCCTTGCTCAGATCCAGCGTGAAATCCTTTAGCGGTCCCTCTGAATATTCGTTGCAGATCCGGTCATACCGCGTCAGCATGTCCATAACCCAGACATCATCTGACCCGATGTCGGAAGCATCTTCTTTAAACGTCTTCCAGAAGGTATTTATGACCTTATAGACAACTAACAATTCATCATATTTATGTTTTTCCATTTCTCCTTCCTTCTAAATATGATTGTGTTCCGACTTTTCTCTCTCTTTGTTCCGACTTTTTACCCCGTTGTTCCGACTTTCGCGTACTAAAGTCGGAACACGAAAAAAGCTTATAAAATCAACGTTTTTCGGCTCTTTTTGTGGGTCTGTTCCGACTGTTCCGACTTTTTTAATGCACCTACGCGCGTAGAAAAATATTTTTTTATTTCTCTCTTCCCTCACGTATAAAAAACGCGTATTTTTTTTATATATATATGTGTGTGTCAAAAAATGTCGGAACAGTCGGAACAGTCGGAACGCGTGACTGTCAATTCTTTTATTTTAGTTGAATTGTCAGATAATATCAGAATGGAACATCTTCTTGTACAGACAATTCATTAAATTGTGTCTGAATTGTTTCTTCATTTTCACGCTTTTTTCTTGGCTTTTTTGGCCCGTGATACGAAAAGTCGGAACAAAAGTCGGAACAACCACCCGTTTTGCGGAAGGCATAGCAGCGAATATTGCGGTTTTCGGGTATCCGGACGCGCTTTTTTGTGTTGCGCCCTTCCCCTCGGATCAGTATCTCTTCGTTGTCTGCCCACTTAATGAACTGCTTCAGGCTGAAATTGTGTTCCTTCGCGATTTTCTCCAGTACGGACGGGATAATGTCGATCTCGTCTTCCTTCTCGTATCCCCAGCAGCCGGCGGAAAATTCCCCGTATTCGTTAGGATGGAACTTGTTGGAATTGACATTGACTGCATCTAAAATGTAATTCCATGCCCGTATTGGTTCTGACACCTCGTCAATACTCCGCAGGTTTCCAACACACCAGGAAATATCCAGTCTTGTATCATCGCCAAGCATCCGTCCTAGAAATTCATCCGCTGTTAAGATCAACGCCATTGGCGTAATCTGTTTTTGCTCCATCTCCTTTCCGTTTTTGTCTGCTTCTTCTCTGATTTTCGCCTCGTACTCATCCATAACGCTCTGGACCTCGTCGCAATTCTTAATGACGTAATTGACGAACAGCTCACCCAAAAGGCCATAGTTTTTGCTGATAGCTTTTACAGTGCCGTTGCCGTCCTCGAAGATGTTTCCTTCTTGCATTTCAAAGTCAAGTACTCGGTTCAGTGCACCGCCGTTCATGTCTTCGGACGCCAGCGGGCGCTCCATATTGGTCAGAATCGCGTTTGACCACACCGCGGAATCACGCATGCTTAGTGACTTGCTCAGTCTGCTTTTCTCTCTTCCGGCGCACAGCGTATAAACAAATTCCGTGTATTTGCTGCCGTCACCTTTGTCGTTGATTTTTGACATATCATCAACTAACAACGGAAGGTTGTTCAGCGTGCCCAGCTGACGGACCAGCGCATTAACCGTGCTGTTTGATTCGATTTTCAATTCCTGCGGATTTCCCCATATCGAAGCTGCGAAGAGCAATGTTACCGTTTTTCCGCCTCCGGAATGTCCGTAAAGATTAACAATAAACGGGCTGATGCCGACGATCTCAACCAGCACTGACGCCAGCGAAGCGGCAATCACGACGTTAAAATCCTGCCTTCCGGATGATCGAAGCGGCATGTATACGTCTAGCCAGTCGCTGATGTTTCCGGAAGATGAAATAGCCTTTACTAACCGCTCATCCATCCACGAATAATTCAGCTTGATATCACTATCGGAATATGGCAGGAACTCGCGCTCGTGTCCTTCTCGCGTCACCCATCCATAACGCCGCGTAGACATCTGATGCTCAATTGTGTTGGGATTCAGCACCTCAAAGTCCGCAAGGTAGTTGATCAATAGGTTTGCACTGGAAGACGTAACCGGAACGCCGTTATCCGACAGCTGTACAATCTTAGTGTTTGACGATATGAACGATCTCGGGACCTGCATGCTCCGGACTACGTTATCTTTTCGCCAGGTTAACTCTACGTCCTCTTTTCCGGTGATCAGGTCCGTCATTGTCCGCGTGATGATAATCGGGTAATTTGATGCCACCAGCGGACCGGCGAAGCCTTCCGTGCGGACCCCATAGCGGTTAACTGACCACTTGCCGGTATTTACTTTCAGCTCGCTGCCATCCTGGAGCTTAAACTGCGCAACCTGCTGATTATTTAGAACCGATGTAGATTTGCTATGCTCCTTTTCAGCCTTTTCCTTGCCTTTAATCAGCTTTTCAAACTCGGCGCGGCAATGTTCCGACCGCGCCTGTAAAGTCAATTTTGCCGTGATTTCTGCGCGCCCTAGCGGGTCTTCCTCAAAGTCCTCGTACAATTGGCGGATCAGGTCTGCGGATAACAGCTCTTTAACCGTTAATCCTTCTATGGTTTTGTCATTCCATTCAATTCTCTCCATCGCTTAAAATTTCCATTATTCTTCGTCCCGTCTGCCGCTTGTCGCAAAACTGAAAGTCCACGTTGTACTTGCGTTTCATCGTTGACAGCACCTTAAACAGCCGATCCCCGTTCATCGCTTTTGGTGACTTCTTCCGTCGCGGATTCTGCCAAAAATAGACATCTTCCAGCGACCGGATATTTCCGCCGTGTTCGCACAAAATGGTTATTTTGATGCCCATTTCCTGCGCCCTTGCCAGTTCTGCCCGAAACCGTTCGTGCTGTTGACAGACATTTCCGCACAGCTCATTCAGATCCTTCTTGCGGTCAACTACATGCCGCGCATTGTCTAACGACATGTAGTCGCCGCAATACAGCTTTGAATGAGCTATTGTTGCCCCTGCTGCAATCAGCTGCGGCTCAATGCGGACCAGTTCTTGCGGCTTTTCCCGCGTGTCCACAATCAGCTCCATGAATTACCTCAAAAAGGGATCTCTTCGTCTGTACCGGCCGGAATATTTGTGAACATGGAAGCCATGTCATTTCCGTTCCCGTTTGCAGTATTTAATCTTGCCTTGTCGTCCGCTGAAAGATCCTTTTCCTTCGGGATATTGTTGGGATCGACTTTATCTTCCGACACGAACCAGCGAAGCTCCGGATTTTTGGTTTCTACCAATCCTTCCGGACTGTCCCAAAGTCCGTGGACGATGCCGAACGCGCCGCCGATTTTTTTGTTTTTGAACTGCGCGCACCATGCTTCGTCATCCTCTACCCACTTCACTTTTGCGCCGTTACTGTTCTCGTAACACGTGCAGAACGTCTTGTATCCTCGCGAAGTTAAACCGTCGTTTCCAGTAACAACGATGTATTGCGTTCCTCGGCGCGGCCATTTCTTGTCTTCCCGCGTGTCCGCCTTGAACGCTTTCATAAAAAACTCGGGCTGACGGTCGTTGCTTGCAAAATCGAAGCTGACAACAATCATCTTCTTTCCGGTTTTGGTTTCGGACACTTTCACGTTCTTAATGATCATGTGATGCCCGCCCAGCTCCGGAAGCTCCCTCTCTCCCTGTACCTGTGCCTGCTCATATCCTTGCGGCATATTCATATCTTATTTCTCCTCGTAATTGATTCTGATTTCTCCGTCGTCTGTATATCCTGCTTCTATGCTTTCGACTCCATACAGACGGCAGCATTCGTGTTCGATCATGCACCCCCTTGCGTCGCTCCAATTCGGTGCGAAAACAACCAGATCAGCGGTTGACATTACCGCAATAGATACTCCCAATGCGGCAAGGGGCTTGATATCATCCGCTGGCGCGCATCCAAAAGCCGTCACAAAATCAACGTCCTTTCCGTATTCGTTCCGGACAGCTTTCTTGATTTGGTTTCTTAGTTTTTCGATTTCGGCGCTTTTTAATCCGCGCATTGGTTGACTTATAAATACCTTCATCCCTTTTCCTTTCCCTCCTTGTTATTTTCTGACAATCCGTAGTAGTTTCGGATTGCCGTGTCGACTGCTTTCAGATCATTGGGAATTTCCAGTGTTTCAAACATCCCCTCCGGTGATTTCGCGGTGCTGACTGCGTTGTTCTGCGTATAGAACTTGTAGTCTTCACAGTACAGTACTATGTCGAAGCACCCCTCTACCGTCAGAACGTTGTCCAGCATCTTTCCGATCGTCTTCGCCTTGTAGCGATTGTTCGCGTCCATTTCGCTATGGTGAAGGAAATAGACGATCTTATTATCGTCAGACAAATTATTGATATTGTGGATAAGGTTTCTAAAATTGAGAGCCATTGCGGAAAACTTGTCATAGCTCTTTTCGTTGATACGGTCAAAAACCTCATCGACAAGCAGATATTGTGAATCGTCAATCGCGTAGCTTAGTGATTTGCCGTTTTTGATTGCCGATTCTATCCACGAATACCGCGCAACGGATATCTGCGCCGGTGATTTAATACGGGGATTTCCTTCAAACGTCGGTACCTTGATAGCCTTCAAAGCTGACCGGAACGGAAGACGCCCCTTTTCGACGCTCATGACTCCGATCTCGCCGGCCTTGAAGTTCCGAAGGGAATACGTTTTTCCGGAACCCGAAGCACCGATTATTAGAACTGGAACAGCCATTAAACTTCTTCTCCTTTCTCTTCCTTTTCGTCAATTTTGCTTGCCCAAAGATCAGCCCAGTGAAGAATCATCAGAAGCGGCGTTTCATGCCCTGGAATAACTGCCATGCCTCCGGTCTCTCGGTCGTACAGACCATCGTGATACCGGATTGCGAACGCTTCGTCCTCAGTCAGCTCGATATACCGATCAGTAATCTCCACTGACCGGAACGCGTGTGGCGTCGGCAGTAAATCTTTGTTCCGCTCATACGGCTTTGCATCCGACTGCTTGCCGGATTTTAGAATGTTCGGCACATACAGCGGCTTTCCGTAGTCCCCGCACTTCCCAACATCGTGAAGAATGCTCACGATTGTTATAGAATCCTTCATGTTTTCGTAATCATTCGGTGATAGAAGGGCCTGCGCGATTCTATGTGCGTTCCGGTAAACGTTGTAGGAATGCATGCACAGCCCGCCTTTGCGGTGTTCATGGTTTCTACCGCTTGCCGGAGCATCAAAAAAACCGATCTCCTGCAATTTGTCGGAAAGGTTGCTAATCCCTTCCCGTTTGGTATCCATCAGCGCGCATTTTAATTCATTAGATCTAACGAAAATTCTTTCTTCCATTTCACTCCTCCATAAACAGATCTACTTTTGTGTTTCTCTTCCAGTCCCAATCCCAGTCCATGACCTCGCTGAAATTGCTATCTTCTACGAATTTGGTATCTTCTACAGCCATATTCAGGAACCGATATACGATGTCTTCGGCAATCCTTTTGGCGTCTTTTTCATCAAA